GTCATAAGACTTTTTATTACTTGCCCATGTTGAAAGGGGCTGGCTGCTATAAATAGCCTCCAGTCCTCCACCACTGACCTTTTAAACTAGTAGCATTCAGACCCATTAAATGGCAACATCTTAATCCTGCTACAGGCTTATATTCATTGTTAGTTTTGGTTGTCAGCACCACCGACCGTTATAAAATATAGTCTAAATAATTATCCCATATCTTATCTTCTATTGATCTAGTATCATCTGGATCAAAATGGCAGGTCGTCAGCACCTGTAGAGTCTGCAGTCACCGGAGTGTTCAACAGCTGAGCTTCCTTAGCTGCTGCAACAAGCGGATCGTCTTCCTTATCTGGTTGGACTGGACGCTCTAGAAGATCGTTCTTCCAAAGCTTAATCTGAGACTCTGCGGCACCCATAGGTTCAACGAAAATACCAAGAGAACTTACTTTCGTATAACCCTTCTTGTCATAGACAACTTTAAGGCGCATACCCTGACGCATATTTGCAGGATTTGTTGCCGGCTCAAGCTGAGTTTTCACCCAGTTGATCATTTCCATAAACGAACTTCCTTCAAAGTCGGCATGGCTACCGTTTGCTGCGTCAATGACCTGCAGAATACGACCGAACTGTTGATTATCCCGATTCTGAAGTTCTTCATCGGTCTTAATCCACATATTCTTCTCGTTCTTCCATTCGGTCATAGTCGCTGTTTGACCCTGCTCATTCTCAAAGATAATCTCCAAGAAATCACGACCGTTGTCTGTCTTCTTTACATTAACCTCTTTCAAGGTTACATTTTCGTTAATGCCTACAGGCATATAGGAGCCATTAGACTCCTGATTGTTTGTTGTTGCTGTTTTCGTACTATACATAATTTTCAAACTCTGAGTTATACTTCTGGTTTATAAACACGATCCCAATAGGTCGTTATACTTCCGTCTTCATTTCCAGTGGCAATGATGATGTCGCGTCCCGCAATATGACGGGCTCTTGCTTCCATAATAGTACCATCGCCTCCGGATTTAAACGATATATGGGTTTCATTGTCTTTTCGGTAAACATATCCAACGGCATCTGCCATTCCACATATAATTTTTCCGAGTTTCCCAACGAGATCAATTTCTTTTGCATTGATCTCTTGTCCTTCTTTATCTGTAATCGAATCTTTGACATGCCCTATCAGAATAAATTCGTCACAAAGGTCTTTGAACATATCAATGACCTTCTTTACTGCATCTCTTAGGTATTTGTAACCTGCTCCACGAGCGAGCGTAGTAACGTCGTCTCCTTTCCAGTTTTTGCCAAGTTCGGTTTTTCGATAAAGGGTGCAAGCATAAGACATGCAAATGTCTTCAAGGCGCGTCGCATTGTCTATTGTAATGTGTTTATAAAAATTATGTCCTACTTCTTCATTCTTAGCTCGAATGGCTTGTGCAATCTCTCCAAGGTCATTAATGGTACGTGCCTGAACAGCTAGCGCATCAATGAACTTAGATCCGCCTTCAAGGTCTATGATGAGATTATTCTCCAACTGTGCTACAGCACTGGTCTTACCTGCTTTAGGCAGTCCGTATAAAACCAAATACTGAGGATTTGTTGAAGTTGCAGGAACTACTGTTGTAGGTAATGTTATCATATTGACTTATAGTTCTAATGGTTAAAGGATATTAATCTTAATATTCTTAGCACCGTTGGTGTAGATGTTAATGATGATATCCTTCGTCTTATTGTTCAGCGCATTCAAGAACGAATAATCGCTAAACATGTTATACTTGTATATATCAAAACCGATCTGAATCTCATCATCGTAGAAAATGATGGGAGTACCATCGGCAAGAGTATACGTAGTATTAAGCTTAAAGGGGATCGTATAGGTCTTCTTCAGCTTGTTATAATTGGTAAGGAAGTACGTAGCCTTCGTAAACGTATCGTTGTCATAAGTCGGCTTAGCGTTGATGATAATATCATCCAGATAATCATCCGTAGCCTTCTTGAACAAATAATCGTTCTTCTTGATTATATCAGTAAGAATGATGTCATCAAGAATCTTAGAATAATTTGTAGAGTTGTTGAACTGAAAGGTGTTGTTCTTCTTATTGTTAATCTTACCAGAAAAAGTATACTTCGTCATAATATTATCAGCCTATTTTAAGTTAATACTTGTCAGAGCAATTAACTTTCGATCAAATTGTTAAACATCAAGTCGTTCTCGAATTCTAGTATACAAGGTTTACCTGCGTCTCTGTTTTTCAACATATGCATATAAATCTTGTTTTGTGTAGGTAAATGATTTGGTCCGTATTCTTGAATATTCAACAGCTCTGGTCGTTGCATAACAAGGACATAGTCACTTGCTTGAAACATTGCATCTGACGATGATAAATCACTACGCATTGGGTAATGCCCAAGCGGGTTATTTATCCTTTCTGAAGATTCAATATTTCTGTTCATCTGTGCGATCTGTATTATTGACGTTAGAGGCAATTTCTTAGCTTGTATGAATACTCTTTCGAGATCACTTGTTGTTTCTATTACAGAACCAACTTGTTTCGTCAATAATGTATGATCGTAGATTACGATAAAGTGTTTGTTAGATCCTTTAACGTATTGTTCATAGAAAGATTTTATAATTTGTTCTACTTGCATAGGAGTACCCGGATTGTCAACGAAGTAAATTGGGTATTCCTTTAGCTGATTGGAAACTGTGACGACTTTTTTAAATGTATCATCATCCAGGTCCATTTCTGAACTATACAAGTCAGAAGTTGTCTTTCGTAATTTATTTGAAAGAGTTCTTCCTACCTGCCTAAATCCAACCATCTCTAATGAGAAATTTAGAATAATTATATCTTCAGAGGGGTTCAAATCAATTAAATCGGTTGTGAGTAAATTAACCCATGAGCTCTTACCAGTTCCTGAAATGCCAGCTATGGTGTATACGGTATTGGGTTCTATACCTCCCATACACTGTTTATTGAACTTTTTCCATCTGGTTTTTAAAGACACGACTTTATGTTCTCGTCTCCCAGCAATGTAGTTAATAGCTTCTTGAGCTACAACAGACATTGGTCGTATAACATTAGATAAGTTCTGTTCCATACATATTAGTCGCTTGCTTAGATGTATCTTGCATTTCTTCTTCAACTGCTTCCCATTGACTTCTCGTCAACCAATTCCACATTGTCATCATATAACTAAGACTACCTTCACGCATTCGTTTAGATATCTCATAATCGAGACACTTAATTATATGTTCTGCCATTGCTGAACTTTTTCCACATTTTGTATTGAAGAAGTGTCGACACTTGTTTATATTAGCTCGCAAATAGCATTTTGTACCATCTGTTCGCATAACATATACGGGATACATATCATAGAAAAGATCGAAGTAATCTTTCTTGGGTATTACTCCTTTTTTTAGCTTTTCTGTTGCTATATATTCCCGTAAATCTCCTCTCTCTATCGATTCGATTAACCCTGTGTCGATTAAGTATTGTATTTCATCATCGCTTATAAGCTGTATGACTTTTTGGATTTCTTGATATTTAGGCTGATATTTATCCAATACAATACTTAGGAACAATAATTGATTTGAGTTTAACTCTGGAAATTCATCCAAGAGTTTTGTGTTTACTTCAATAATCATATTGACTCTAAGGTTCTGTAATTACTAAAATAATTCTAATTGTTGTTCGGTGAAGTCAGCGATTATCTTTTTAGCTTCTCCGATATAGTACCGATAGTTAATCTTTCGATCTTCTATCGTGCAATCATCAAACTTATTCAGGATAGTAACTCCTGATTTAGTTAGCATATTAGACCACGATTCTTCTGGAATATCATATTCCTCTGGGTATCCCCACGGGTTTATGAGTGTATGGTGTCCAGGATTATCGTTTTTCTTTACTTTATAAAGATATGGTCCATTAGTGCTTGCATAAAATCTATTGATACGTTGTACAGGTTTATCACCATGTACAACTTTAAACTTCTTGTCTACTGCTTGTGACATCAAGAAATCACGGATATCTGTATCCTTCTCAATAGTTTCTGTCACCGGCGTTTTGTGTACAAAGTATGCTATTACCGCCTTGGGAATGACCACTGGCGACAAACCTTTGCCTAATTTGGTCTCAGTTATAAACATACCTTTTCTCTCTATCAAGTCTGGGTCTTTTGACTCAGAATACCCTTTTAATACCCCAAAGTAGTCATTAATAGCGTATTGATAGAATGCTTCATACTCATCAGACTCGAATTCTAGTCGTGTAATCTGTTCCACTTCTGAGATAGCTTCCTGAATTCTTTCTCTAAGCGTGTTTTTAGCCCTATAGACAACGCCATCGGTGTTTACTTGTATAATTTCACATCCGAGGTCTAAAAGTCTGTCTACGAGCATTAAAAGGATCAGCTGACCGTTTATTCTGATCTTAAAAACGTTGAACGGATCATACATCCAACTAACCTCCTGATGCATCTTGCC